TATTACCCAAAAGACAATACTTTAAAAACTTCTACTTCTAATTGGATTGGAAAATATGCGTTAAAAGTAAAAATAATTAGTCAAATTAATCAGAATGATATTTTATCAGTAATTGGTCAAAAAATAATCCAGGAAGAGGATATTTACAATTCTTCCGTAAGGAATAGTTTTGGCATCGTAGATAATATTTTATTTTTAGGAAATTATGATAATGAAAGTATTTACGAAATCGTAATTTCTCCAAATAGTATAGTTGGAGAATTTAAAGTAGCACAAAAAACTTTTCTAACCAAAAGACTGCTTCCTACCGCAACTAATAATAGTAAAATTAATGTTTTTTCAGCAACTGGTTGGAAAAACACTAAAGGAAAAGTTTTAATCGGAAATGAAACTTTTACATTTAAAGATAAAACTGTAAATCAATTTGAAATAGACTCAAGATCTGGAAATGGAGATTATCCAGTAAATACTCCCGTTTATAATTATGCAGCATTATCTGTAGATGTTGTCATCAATGGAGTAACACAAAAAATTAAGTTTTTGGCATTGGGAATTTTATATAATATCAATGTTTCTTCAGGAACGCCCTTTTCATCTGAAGGAGATACTGTACAAATTAGTAAACCTGGATTTGAAACTAGAAATCCTGTAATTTATAGTAAACTTTTATCTGCAAATCGTTGGATTTTAAATAATAATGTTTCTTATAGTAATGTTGCAGGATTAAATGAAGTATTGAATAATGTAGCGGCAATTTATGAAGATGATCAATATTATTATATTGCATCATCTGGGTATCCTTCATATACTATCGGTAATTTTACTGGAATTGCATTTAAAGATCAAAAACATTTAAAATTAATTAAAAAGTATCCATCAAGGACTACTGAATTATATGAAACTGGAATTAGAGATGTTGGAGTATTTTTGAATGGTGTTTTGGCATATGGATATAAAGATTACGATTCTGTTTTTAATTCCCAAAATAATTTAGTTGAAAATGATGTAATTTTTGGTGGTGTAGTTTCTATCAATGTAACAAACAAAGGAAAGGGTTACAAAGCACCACCTTATGTCATTATAAGCGGCGATAAAGGAGCAAAAGCAAAAGCAGTTTTGTCTGGTGAAGTAATTGACCGAATTGAAATAGCTTCTCCTGGAGAAAAATTTGAAACAGATCCAGAGGTTTTGATTAGCTCTGGTAGAGGTGCTGTAATAAGTGCTGTAGTCACAAAAGATAAAGTTACAAAATTAATTATTGACAATCCTGGAGAGTATTATTCATCCCCGCCAAAAATTGTTATTAGTGACATAACAAACGCTGGAAAACTAGCAGAATATAAAGCGGTTATTTCTACAGATGGTAAGTTAATTGATACTATCAAAGTAGAGGAAGGCAAGTTTTATACACAAGGAAATATTAGAATACAAATAATTCCAGATGGAGAAGGTGCAACTGCTGTTACTAAAGTAAAGCGATGGAAAATAAACAGGTATCAAAGATATACATCTAATTTAGACTCCAATAATGGTTTTTATTTTGAAAATATTGAAAGATCTTTTGGTTATGGTTATGCTCACATCGCTAATCCAGTTGCATTACGAAATCAACTAGGAGATACTAATTCTTCTCAGCACTCGCCTATTTTGGGATATGCATATGATGGCAACCCAATTTATGGTCCATATGCTTATACAGATCCTTTGAATCCATCTTCTTCGATAAAGAGAATGGAAACGAGTTACAGATTAAAAACTGAAAGAACTGGAGGACCAAATATTTCCAGTTACCCATTAGGATATTTTATTGAAGATTACAGATATCAACATAGGTTTGGAGATTTAGATGATAATAATGGAAGATATTGTGTAACACCAGATTATCCAGAAGGAGTTTATGCTTATTTCATTACTATTAATTCTTCTAATCAACCAGAATTTCCTTATATTTTAGGAAATAGATATTATTCTATTCCCGTTGAATCAAATTATACTAATAAAATACAACACACTAATCTTCCTTCAAATTCAAGAAGATTAAGATTATCTTCTATGCCTAATAATGGCATTGGAGCACAAGCAATCGTAGAAACAACAAAAGAGGGTAATATTACATCTTCTGTGGTTGAAAATTCACATAATAAGTTTTCTGTTGGGTCTTCGGTAATTATAGATAATTTTGACACAAATGGCAAAGAAGCAAGTGCAGATGTTGCTTCTTTAAAGGGAGAAAATATTGTATCTATAGAATCTCAGCAAACAAAAGCAGTATTAATAGAATCAAAAACACCAGTTTATTTTTTTGATGGGTCAATAATTACACAAGAAGGTACTGGAGCAAATGGTGAAGTTGTTGGTAATATTTTTTCGGCAAATAAATTTGTTTTTAGAAATGTTTCTGGAAATTTTGATACCGTAAACAAATTAAACTCTAATATTAGAGTTTTAAATTTAATTCTGGACACAGAATCATTCTATACAAAAAATGCAATAATAAGTCTCACTACTGGTAAAGAAGTAACGGTATTAAGCATACAAAATAATTTTTTAAAAGTAGCTTTTAATCCATTTACAGATGGCAGTGGAATAGTTTTTCCACAATCATCTAATGGTATCATTGCAAATAAAATTTACTATGTTAAAAATTCTACAACCAACCAATTTAAGATTTCCGAGACTCCTAATGGAAATCCAATTTCTTTACAAAATGCTGCCACATTTGGAGTAGTCGCAACTAGTGAAAATGGCAGAGGACAAATTTTAGAAGAGGTGATAGGAGGAAATACAGTAAAAATTAAGGTATTAGATGGTACATTTACAACATCGGCAAGTTTTTACTTAAAAACAAACAATATTGATGATACGGTAGGCAGTAGAGTATTTCAAATAGATGAGTTGAGTAAAAATATAGAAATATTTTCATTAAATGAAAATATTGGATTAATTAAAACCAATACCGAACATAAGATAACAGAAAATGATAAAATATTTGTTGATATCAATCCAAATGATTCTACAACTACTACAAATTATTATGTCAGAAAAAGAATATATCAAACAGTAAAATTATTTACTCCATCATTTACCACAACTATAAATGATTCTGGTGTTGGCGTAACAAAACGTTTAAACGGAGGATCTGATTATGCAAATGCTGGGTCGGCAACTTATTCTAACATAGAATTAATTTTTGCAGATCAAACAAAATGTAGAAATCAAAATGGTATTATAGTCTCTTCAAATGCTTTTGTTGGGTCTCCAGGCGCTCCTGGTAATGCAAGAGCAACTATAACGGTTGTCAATGGATCTGTCACGGAAAATGGTGTAGTAATTATTGGAAAGGGTAGTGGGTATCAAATTGGAGATGTCCTTACTGTTTTAAATTCTAGTCTTCAAAGACTTTCTGGATCATTAAGTCAATCTGTATTATATCTAGAAGTTACTCATGTTGGTCTTGGAAAAACACAAACAAAATTAATAGTAAATGATGTATCTGGGATATCAAACGGTGATATTTTAAAGGTTAATGATGAATTAATGTCTGTTAATTCTATATTAAACAATACAATCAATGTAACTAGGGGTATTCAAAATACGGCAGCTGTAAATCATTTCTCAAATCAAACAGTATTTGTTAATAATGCAAAATATAATTTTACTATTGGTAATAGAATTGGACCTTCAACTGGAGATGCTGTAATTAATGAGTATAATTCGGAAAGACAAGAATTAACTGTTATCTTTGACAATAATCAAACATTAGAATCTATTACAAAATTATCATTCGCATCAACATTTTTTGATAATAGTACTCCAGTAAAATTAGTGCGTGTTGATTCTATTATTAAGGATGCAAATTACAAGTTTGAATTTTCAAAATCTATTAACGGTCCTTGGATAAAAAATCCTGTTATAGAAATACAAAAATATTATAAGTATAAATTTATCACAAATCATCCATCTTTAGCTGGGTCATTTTTAGAATTTTCACCAAGTAATAACAGAAATTTAGTTACTACAGAAGTTATTAAAGGAAATTCTTTGCCTGGGTCTGGGTCAGAATCTAATTCTTTTATTTCAGTTAAATTTGGTTTTGGTGATTCTTCGCCATTAAATAATTATACACAAAAAAAATCATTAGATTTTACAAATTATTTTTACTATGATAAATCTGGTGTTATAGACTCAGAAAATTCTTACTTATCAGTAATAGACGATCCTTTACAAGGAGAAAAGGTAGTATCTTATGTTTCGCCAAAATCATTTGCTTATAAATTAGATAAAATTCCTCAATATGATGGATCTGGTAGTTTTAATTACACTACTTCTTCAATTTTTGCAATTGGAAAAATCGATTCTTTAAAAATTACAAATACGGGAAAATTATATAAAAAATTACCAATAATTCGTGGTATTAGAGTTTCTCCTGCATTTGAATGTATTCCAAATGTTAATTATGATCAATTGACAGGAAAAATATTGTCCGTGTCTGTAAGTCTTTCTGGCAGTGGATATTCAAAACCATCTGTTGTAATTTTAAACAGTGACATTTTTCCAGAATTTGAAATTGTAAAAGGAAACAGTGGAGAAATAATAGCAATATTGCCAAAAGATTATAATATTGTTTATAAAACAAAACCATTAATGATTGTGGTTGAAACAGATGTAATCGCTTATTTTGGAAGTAATAATATAGGAATACCAAATAATATTAGAATTGATTATAATGGATCTAATTATTATGATGATTTTTCTTTATCATCTGTTTACACATCTCATCAAATTTTACAACTATCTAATTTTACTGAAAATTGTTTTTTAAATGGTGAAATAGTCAAACAATATGAAAATAATTCTTTGATTGCAGAAGGAAGAATTTCTGTAGATGGATATAAAAATAAAATTAATATAATCAAACTTATTAATGTAATAGGAGAATTTAAATCTGGATTACAAATTATTGGACAATCTAAAAAAAATGTTGCTCTAGTTAATAAAGTATTCTATAGTATATTTTCCTCTGATATTAGATCATATTATGATAATGCTGGATACTATGATACAGATAAGGGAAAATTATCTGTAGGAAATCAAAAATTATCAGATTCTTATTTCTATCAAGATTATTCCTATGTTGTAAAATCAAAATCACCCATTAATATCTGGAAAAAGTTGGTTGAGCAAACTGTGCATCCAGCTGGATTTAAAATGTTTGGTGAAGTATCTATTGATGTTACAGCATCGACACAGATGCCAGAGAATCAAAGAATATTGGATAATGTTAGTATTATAGAATTATGGAATGAAAAAACTAATAGAGTTACTATTGAAAGCACAAGACAACAGATTACTCAAACAATAATTGATGTTAAAGATAATAATATTAGAAGAGGTAAAGGATCTGTATTTGCATCTTCAATTGATACTTCAGAAACAATATCATACTCTTTTTCTTTACAACAAGTATTTGATGGCGACTTTAATCAATCTGGAAATAGAGTTGGAAGAAAAACATTTAATATGATTGTTTCTGGAGTAGGACCATTAAATGTGAGTAATGTTAATAATTTGGTTATTACATTAGACGGTGTATTGCAAGAACCTGGAAGAGCTTTTACTGTTTCTGGATCTACCATTACTTTTGCTCAAGCACCATTAGGGCAAAGAATTTCAAATAATCAAATAGTAGAAGCACAAAAATTTGTTGGTCGTTTAGTTAGATTTAAAAATAATTCTTTTAATTCTCAATATTTCAAAAAAATTAAAAATATTGAAAATGATTTCAATGGCATTAAGACAAGATTTCCTTTATATTATGAAGATGACACAAATGCAATTTTAGATGCCAAAGAAAATCTTTTAGTTTCTTTGGATGGAGTGTTGCAGGAAAATAAAATGACTCCTTTAATTCCAGCAACATCGTCGTATTATATCGATAGAACAAAAACTCCAAATGAAATAGTTTTTGTTGCACCACCAACTAAAATAAATGAAGAAAATAGACAAAAATTCTTTGCTTACAGTGTAGGAAACTACGAAAGATTAGAAATAGATGAAAGATTATTTACTGGAGAAAGAAGAGGTCCATTTATACTTCGTAGTGTTTTAGGAAAACGCACAATTAGTGTAGATAGTGATAGAAGTATTTTACTGTTTAGAGAGGGAATATTACAAGTAAGAAACAGAGATTACACCATTACGGGATCAGATATTATTTTTTCGGAAGCACCCAAACCTGGACAAAAAATAAATGTTCTTTATTTGTATGGAAGACAAACAATTCCTAAATTGACTTTTTATAATTTTGAAAATAATAAATTTTTCAATGTTATTAATATTGTAGTAAATGGTGCAGTATCTTTCAAAGAATTATCTGATAGATCGACGGTTTATCAAGGAAATAGTTTGGGGCAATGGGAAGCGGTGGGAGAAGTATTACAATATAGTAAAACACCTGGACAATTAACTACTAGATTTATAATTAGACAACAAAATAATAAATTTTCATCTTTGAAAGATTTAAAATTTGTGCCAACTGGAGGATTGTCTGAATATGTAATACCATCTAATCAAATTGCATCAATTTCTTCTTTTACTGAGGATGATGAAAAAAATGAATTAGTATTCAAAACTAAAGCTGGATGGATGGTAGGCACAGAATTACTACCTAAGTATGAAAATAATTTAGATATTGGAGATTTAGTAAAAATTGATGGCGAGAGAGATTATCGTCAAATTTTAGAAATTCCAGAAACCTTAAAAAAACTAGGTCATAGACCAGAAGATCTTATTGAAGAGAATCACTATGGTTTAGTTGATGTAACACAATATAACGGTATAATAGATGGCGTTGGATTAAGTGTATTAGCATCTGTTAATGGTGGAAAAGTAACGTCATTAACATGGAATAATAGAAAGTATGAAGAATTTGCTGTTAGAATATATGATGGAATTATCTTACCAAAAACCATTTATGGAAGAAATACTATTGTAGAATTGACAAATCCAAATTTGGTAAGATTGCGTGATAACACAACTATATTAGTGACTAATAAAAATGATGCCATTATTGAATATAGGGGCATATCAATTCAACCAAATGCATATGGATATGATAAAACTCCTCAATTGGTTTTTGTGCCACAACCACAAAGAGATTCTTTTGGTAATATCATTGGTCCTGTAACTGGGGGAGGCGCTTCTGGTTTTGTCGTAATGGACCGAGGAGAAATTATTGATATTGTCATTACAAATCCTGGTAGTGGTTATATTACTCCGCCAAAAGTATATGTTACTAGAGGATATAGTATATACAAATCTCCACAAAAAGTAATAAGCAGCAGGACTGATTTATTACTAAGTCCACAAATATTTTTAGATACTACTGTATCAAGATTAATCTCAATTATTAAAACTCCTTCTGATTCACCAGAAATTCAAACAATTTCTGATGTAAGGTGTTTCTACGATTCAACAAATCCAACTATAATAATAACACCACCACCAAAAGATGCAGAGATAAAAAAAGTAAACAGAGATATTACTTCTATTATAACTTTAGATCCACCAGAATTTATTTCAATTACTAATATCTCGTATGAGAGATTATCTAAATTCTTCTTCCCCCCAGTAATTTCTACAATTCAATCTTTAACAAAAACTACCACAGTAATTGCAGATTTTGGAGCTGTTGACACTTATTACACTGGGTTAAATAATGATAAGTATCACTTTGGTAAATTAGGAAATAGATTTGAAGTTTATGAAAATATTAAATTTATTACTGATTATGGATTAGCAAATGTAAGCGAGCAAAATACTTTAGAAATGATGGAGATTTATTACCCAAATATAACTCTTGGAGATTTTTCGGATGGTTATGCATCATCTACAGGAATAAGTGGATCTGTTTGGGAATTAACATGGCCATCTGTCAATGAATTTGGCGCAATATTGGATAGCGGATTAAACACAACTGATACTATAGTTTATATTCCAAACACGTCTAGGTATCCTAATACTGGGAAACTACTGATTGGTGATGAAATAGTAACATATACTAATAAATTAAGTGATCGTTTTATTGGGTGTGTTAGGGGAGCAGAAAATACAGTTGCTAAATCGCACAATGCTGGTGATTACTTAAGAAGTTTATTATAAACAGTATAAATATAAATAACTTGGAATTAAAATAAGCAACCAAAGGGAAGACTATGGCAGCCATCATTTCTGAAAAATTCAGAATTTTTAATGCAAAACAATTTTTAGAATCTTTGTCCGAGGGGGCAACTGGGTCTGAATCCACTTCTTCAGACAGGACAAAATCATATTTCTTTGTCGGTAGACCACAACGATGGTACGCATATCTAGAAATATATGCTGCTGTTGGAAGTTTTCAGGTTGGAGAGCAGGTCTTTGTGACTGGCACTGGTATTACGTTATCAAATTCTCCATTTAGAGCAACTGTAGAAGCTGTTTATCCAAATAGTTTACTTCTTTCAAACGTATTTCCTAATATTGTTGCGGTGCCTGGAATTGGAAGTCAAATTAAAGGTAATACATCAAATGCAACTGCAAATGCTGCAGTATATCGTTATGCTACCGATGAAATTCCTCTAAGACCAGCTGATAATCAAGAGGAAGATCAAAGCATTCATGATGACATGGTTGCTTTGAAAAGAATTACATCCGAGCAAGTTAGACCAGTAATTAGAAGATATAATTGGAATCCAACTGTCAATCCCAAATTTGACATGTGGAAACCCGATTATTCTTATGCTAAACCAGCTACAGTTGATCCAGATGGTTCTGGTCCAGCTGGTCCTGCTCAATCTATCTCAAATGCTAGATTTTATATTGTAAATGAAAACTATGAAGTTTTCAAATGTGTTTATAATGGAGAGAGTGCAGCAAATCCTGGTGGCACCAATGTTGCTTTACAACCAAAAAGAAATCCTGGACCAACTGGGGAAGGAGCATATGATAGTGCAACAGGATTTTTCACTGAATTCCCAACGGTAGCATTAAATGGATATATCTGGAAGTATATGTATACTATCCCAACCAATGATGTTATTAGATTTTTATCTACAGATTTTATGCCAGTTGTGCAAGATTCTGTAGTTCAAACTCTAGCAGCAACTCAGTCTGGATCAATTAGTGCAATTATTGTAAAAAATATTGGATCTAATTTACCAGCTAGTGAAGTAATCTATACTGAAATTCAAGGAAACGGCACTGGTGGCAGAGTAAGAATCGAAACTACTGCATCTGGCACAATTGATACCGCATATCTTGTTGACAATACTGGAGCAAGAGTAAATATTTCTGGGTCTGGATATACTTACGGTAATATCTTATTAAAGAATGGGTATTTATTTGAAAATCCAGATTTGACAAATCCATTTACAGTTCCTGGAAGTGCTACTGGAGCAATCGAAGTTGTTATCCCAGTAAAAGGAGGTCACGGTGCAGATCCTGTTGCTGAATTATTTGCCAAGAGAATCATGGCAAATATTCGTTTAACGTATGCCGAGGGACAAGGTGATTTCCCTGTAGATAATGATTTTAGAAGAATTGGTATTATTACCGATCCTCGTCTTCCCGCTCCATCAACAGATTTTGCAACAGCAGATACATTAAGCTCTTTGTACGCTGTTAAGTTAAATAACGTTTCTGGAAATTTCCAACCAGATGAAATTATTAAACAAGAAATTGCTGCAGGAAAATTTGCAATAGGAACTGTGGTTTCTTGGGTTTTTGATGAAGTGCCAGCGGGGCAAACTCCATCTTCAGGCGTATTAAAGTATTTCCAAACTCCAGATTTACATACAGATAATGGTGTTGTAAGATTGTTTGTTTCTAATGCCGCAAAATTAATTACTGGACAAACTTCTTTAATTACTGGCACCGTAGAAACAACTTATACTACTGGAGGAGCAGTGCTGCCACTTCTAGGATTATCTTTTACTAATGGATTAGCATTACCAGAAGTTGCAAAATATACTGGAGATATTATTTACGTTGAAAATCGAAGACTAATTACAAGAGCACCAGATCAGATTGAAGATATTAAATTAGTGATCGAATTCTGATATATTATTAATTTCATAATATAAAACTTCACATTGAATAGAGATGCCCGAAAAGATTAATCTAAACACGAAAGAATATAACGACGATTTTGAAGCGTCTAAAAACTTTTATAAAGTACTTTTTAGACCTGGATATTCTATTCAAACTAGAGAATTAACTACCTTACAATCGATATTACAGAATCAAATTGAGCAGTTTGGAAAATATCAATTTAAACAAGGGCAACAAGTAATCCCAGGGGAAGTTTCTTTTAATAATAGATTAAATTATGTAAAATTATCTTCTGTTTCGGAAGTAGCAGAAAATGTTGGTGGTGAAATTAAATTTAAAAAGTATGATATCAAAGATTTAATTAATTTGACATTAACTGGTTTAAATTCTGGTGTGCAAGCACTTGTAGTTGAAGCAGATTATGCAACAGAAACAGAATCTGATACCATTTATGTAAATTATATTAGTGGTGGTGATAATAGCGAAAAAACTTTTAGGCAAGGTGAAGAATTAGAAGTAAATATTACAAATAGTCCAAGATTGACTGTGGGCACTGATAGCAGCTCTTTACCTAGTAAAATAAAAGTAACAAATCCAGATACTTTGGCAGTAAAAGAAGAACCAAGTACTGCTATGGGATTTGCTTCTGCAGTAAAAGTAGAAACTGGAATATATTTTGTTAATGGATTTTTTGTGCAAAATGAAGAATCTTTGTTAGTAATAGATAAGTATAATTTCCAACCATCTAAAAAAATTGGTTTTTTAATTTCTGAAGAAATTGTAACTCCAGAAAAAGATATCACTTTATATGATAATGCTAGGGGATTTTCTAACTATACTGCTCCTGGAGCACATCGTTTAAAAATTGATTTGAATTTAGTAGCATATGATTTAAACACTACAACAGATGATAATTTTATTGAATTACTTACTTTAAAATTAGGTGTAATCCAAAGAAAAGTTGTAAATCAAGAATCTTCAGTTATAGAAGAAACTTTAGCAAGAAGAACATATGATGAATCTGGTGATTACATTGTAGACAATTTTCCAATTGAGATTAGAGAATATCTACAAAAAGGAGATAATCAAGGTATCTATCCACTAAGAGTTGATGGCACTGTTGGGGATGATAATTTTTCTGAAAAAGAAGCAGAGACAAAAATTGTTGCTGGTTTGGGTGCTGGTAAAGCATATGTTAGAGGATACGAAATTGCCAACAAACAAACTAAGTTTGTAACTGTAGATAAAGCGCGTGATGTTTTAACTAAAGAAAATAATAGAATTAAGACATATGGATTGCCATCATTTAATATTACTAATGTATATGGCACTATTCCTTTAAATAATGAAGGAGAGCAATTAACATCATATCCAACATTATATTTTTCTTCAATATTTAATGATGGATATTTAGGTTACAATGGAAATTCTGGATTTAGAAAAACATCTTCACGTAGATCACTTCCTCTGAGATCATTAGCAAAAACTAATGTTATACATGATTATGCAATAAAAACTATTTACGTCAAAGCAAAAACGCCTGCAGCAAGTTTTGATTATATTTTAGGTCAAAAATTATACTATGTAGCTAATTTAGCACAATCATTAGCAGCTACTACAGTTGATTATGTAGAAGTAATTGCATTCTCCACTGTCGAAAGACCAGATGATATTGGCGGTGAAGTGTATTTAGAATTAACAGTTTTAGGTAATAAAAGGGATTTACAAGAAAAATTTTTAGAATTTGATAACGGTGATTTTATTCCTTCTGCATTAAGTGCCACATCTGCAACTACAGATGTAAAAAGAAGACAATTATTTTATAGAACACCGTCCAGCACTACCGATAACGGTGCTTTCAATGCACAAAATTATTACTGGCAAGCGAGTGGCACTCAAATTCAAGTGGTATCTTTAGCATATGAAGTTAGAGTTGTTGGTGGTGTCAATACTTACATTGCAAAAGTAACCACTTTAACAAGTCATGGTCTAAGTGCTGGGAATACGATAACAATAGCAGGGGCAATACCAGATGTTTATAATATTTCTGGAGCAACAGTTTTAGCTGGACCTACCGATAAATATTTTGAATATACGTTAGCAGCTAATCCTAATTCGGCAGCGACTGGAAATATTATATTAACAGTGCCAATTACAGCAACTAATGTTATTTTGCCATTTGGAGAAATCGTAGATTATAGCGAAACCATTATACCTATTATTGGTTTTGCAAAATCAAAAAATATTACTTTATTAAAAAGAGCAGCTGGGTTTAATCAAGAAACAGATAAAATAATTTCAAAAGGAAAAGATATTTCTGGAAATTCTGTTTATAATGCCATATTTAATTTAGAATATTTCAATCCTTTATTTTTTACAAAAATAACAACCGAGAGTAAAATAACATCTGGATTTTCCGCTGGTCAATATATTACAGGATCCAAAAGTGGAGCGTATGCTGTTATTGAAGGCACAGCAGATTCTAGTTTTAGCTCATCAAATACTTTACATGTCAAGGTATTGTCTGGTACTTTTGCTTCAGGAGAAACAATAACAGATGAATCTGGAAATTCTATTTCCATTGCAAGAGAAAATACAATTTCTCATTTTGTTGTGACAAAAAGAGGAAGTGGTTATGCCCAATCAACTTCAGTTGTTGCTTCAAAACCAATTTCTATTAATGGAAAAGCAGTTGATGTTTCTATAATTAAACCCCAACTGGTAGGAGGAAAAGCTATCAGCGTATCTATCATAGATAGAAATTTGTTTAGTGATGAATATGTATCACCGCCGTCTGTAATAATAAACAGTGATTCTGGCGTTAATCCAACACAAACTGCAGTTGTAAAAGCGGTTTTATTTAAAAATGTAATTACAACTTATACAAACGAAAATGTAAAGTCACTTTACTCTGAATTTGGCGGTGGTGGCGTAAATAAATTTACTGCTGATGTAGAAACTTTTGATACTGAATATTCTGTTAGTAAGGATATAACTACATTAACTTTTTCTGGTAAGAAAGGACAGAAATATTTAATTTGTTTAGCTTTTTCTGGAGATCCAGCAAAAGATTTGGTGCCTGGAGATATTATTCAATATATTGACGTTAATAATACAGTAGTACGAAGTCTAGTAGAATCTGTATCATCTCCCTCAGGATTATCTAAAGCAGCAATATACTTAGATACTGCTTTAAAAGCAGATGTTAATAATTCAGTTATTGTTAGAAAAAGGACAAAATTAACTAGTCCTCCAAATCCATCGTTATTATTTCCAATTGGGTTTAAATCACCAAAATCATTAATTCAGGATAGTGATAATACAAAATTTAAGTATTATATAAGAAGAGATTTTATTACTACTTCTTCTACTTCTGGCGGAAAAATTACGTTTTCGGCACAATTAAAATTTGGTACACAAAGATTCATAGATTTTGAAGAAAGTAATTTCTTACTCACTATTTTAGACAAAGGAAATTCAAATACTGGATTAGAAAATGGTGATGTAATGTATCTCACCAAAGATCAAGTTGCACAAACATTAACTGGTGGGGTGGCAATTACGTTAGATAATTTAACATTTCGTACTGATGCTGCGGCAGCATCAAATGTAGTGTTAAAATTATCTGCTACTATCGAAATAGATAAAGCTTCCCCTAAAACTAAAGTTGCTATCCGAAACAAACGTATTGCGGTAGTGTCAAGTGGAGATAAAATAATACCATTTAGAGGATATGACTATGATGAAAAAACTGCAGATGTAATCTCGTATGCAGATGCATTTGGAATTTATGGCACAGACATTAAAGTTTTTGAAGGATCTACTTCAAGTCCACCTGTTTTAGATGATCAAAATAATATAATAGATGGATTTGATATTACAGATCATTTTACTTTTGATGATGGTCAAAGAGACACATTTTATGATGTTTCTAGATTAGTTTTAAAACCAGGATATTCTGCTCCAATCGGACAATTAGTGATTGTTTTTAATTATTTTGAGCATTCACAAGGAGATTTTTCTATTGTAGATTCGTATACTTTAACTGGCACTCCCATATCTGATATACCTAGTTTCAATTCTCCCGTTTTAGGAAAAGTTTCTTTGACAGATGTAGTTGATTTTAGACCAAAAGTTGATGTAAATACTATTTTATCTGGATTCCAAAATAAAACACTATTATTGTCTGGCGAATCAATAGGATTTAATGGATCTGGCGGTATTCCATCTGCTGCAGTAGCACATGATGCTAGTTTAGAAGCATCAATAATTTTTAATAGTCAACAATACTTAGATAGAATTGATGGAATTTTCTTAAATAAAAAAGGAGAATTTATTGCTAAAAAAGGAAATTCTTCATTGAATCCATCAAAACCAGAAACTCCAGATGATTCAATAGCATTATATTATCTATTTTTACCAGCATATACAAATAGTGTTGCTGATGTAAGAGTAACTGCTGTAGATAATAGAAGATATACTATGCGTGATATTGGTAAGTTAGAAAAACGCATAGAAAGATTAGAATATTATACTACAATGAGTATTCTAGAGCAGCAAACTTTTAATATGCAAGTAAAAGATGATATTGGATTAGATAGATTTAAATCTGGTATTATTGTAGATAGTTTTGAAAATCACGCAGTTGGCAATTTACCATCTTTAGATTACAAATGTGCTATTGATACTCAACAATCTATTTTAAGACCAAGATCAATAGAAAATTCTTATTCTTTAGTGGAGTTAAATACATCTGCTCAACAACGAGCAACTGATGGTTATGTAAGGACTGGAGATGTCATCACTTTACCATACACTCCACAAACAGTAATTCAAAATAAATTTGCCACAGCTAGCGGAGAAATAAATCCAAATCCTTTTGTAGTGGTCCAATACGTTGGAGATTTGTCAATTTCTCCAAATATTGATCATTGGTATGATATTAAGCAAAGTCCTTCTGTATTGAATAATGACACAAAGGTATTTTCGGTTTTCTTATCAAAGGCAGATTCAAGAGAGGGATATTCTAGTTTAAATAATTTTTATTTGACAAACTGGATAGGTACAAATAGAACTTTCTTTAATGTTAGTTCTTTAAGCGAAGTAACATCAAATAGCAATACTACTATTTTACCAGCCACTGTTTCAACTAGCTCAAATATAAGTCCACAAAATAATGAGATTGGTAAAGGAGTGCAAAGTGTAAGTAACGGATCTAAAATAGTGTCCTCGTCTATTCAACTTTATGCTAGATCTAAAGCTATTAAATTTATTGTTAGAAGATTAAAACCAAATACAAAATATTATGCTTTTATTGATACTCGTAATGTAACTAGATGGGTGGCACAAGATACTAGATTTACTCAGATTCCTGGCAATTCAGTTGGTGCATTTGGATCTAATGGAGATAATGGTCATGCTATTACATCAAATGAAAATGGAGATGCCAGCGGCATTTTAATTTTTCCAGCTGGTTATGCCCCAGTGCAAAATGCTTCATGGACAGGAGACATTAACACAGTATCATATGATAATGAAGACGGGGCATTAAAATTAAATTTTGCCGCAGGAATTAAAACTATAAGATTTACAACTAGCACAGAAGATAAAATTGATAATACTGTAGATAGTTTTGCTGAATGTAAGTATTATCCTACTGGTATTTTTCCAAATCAACCAGCATCTATTATTTCTACAATTCCATCTTTCTTTAAAGCACCAGAAGGAATTCAATTTATTGATAATGCATCAACTCAAGCAAAACCAAGTCCTTTATCACAAACATTTAGAATAGAAAATTTTGAGGGCGGTGTGTTTGTAACTGAATTAGATTTATTCTTTTCTAAAAAAAGCGATACTTTACCAGTAAGAGTATATTTAACAGATACAAATAGTAAGAAACCTGGCAACTATATTATACCAGGAACAGAAGTAGTTAAGCTACCAGATACTTATTTAAAAATAACTGCTAATTCTACTTTAAATTTGACAATTGGTGAAACTATTTCTGGTAGTGAATCTGGTGTTAAAGGAGTAGTAAAAGAGGTAGTTGATAAAAACGGAAATAAATTAGTCCCCACGCTGCAAAAAACTGTTTCTTTGAGTAACGATCAAGTATATACTCTCGTTTTATCAAATTATATCAGTGCTACTGGATCTGCATTTAAATCTGGAGAATCATTAGTAATACAAACTTTAATTGATATTAACAAACAAAATAATAGTCAGTTACTTGTTTCTATATCTAAAGATTCTGGAAAAATTTCAAAATTACTCATAACAGATTACGGTGAGGGATATGATTCTGCTACATTAATCATCCAAAGTCCTCAACTTCCTGGAGGAAGTAGTGCTTTAGGTAATGTTTCAATTTCTAATGGTGAAGTATTTGAAGCAAATATTATTTTGCCAGGATCAGGATATACCGACCCACCTTCTATTATTTTGAAACCAAATGGATCTATTAGTAGAGAAGCTGTAATTATTCCTATTTTAGAAGTAGATACTCCTGCAGTTAGAATGGGGGTTTCTGTAGATCCTAATGATGGAGTAACTACATCATCTATTTCCCCAACAAAATTTGTTTTTGACAATCCAATCTATTTACAAAATAATACTGATTATGCTTTATCTATTGAAACAGATTCTACTAATTATAGGATATGGTCATCTAAATTAGGAGAAACTGATGTAGCTACTTCACAGGTAATTACTCAACAACCTTTATTAGGATCAGTTTTTAAATCACAAAATGTTGATACTTGGACAGAAGATTTAAGTCAAGATATTAAATTTACTTTATATAGAGCAGTTTTCACAAAAGGATCAACTGCTACTGCTAGATTGACTAATGAAGATTTGGGTTATGAAATGTTAGATATGAATTCTATAGAGACCGACGCTTCATCCAATGATTCTGCTACATCTTTATTATTCAAAAATAATAATAAAATTACTAGAATTTTACATATTAATAATGGATTTGAAGATTCTGGGAAATCATATGTAACATTTAAACAAGTAAATACAGTTGGTGGAATAGACGGTGAATATTTTAATACAAATCTTTTCCCAGTTTCAAATTCTGGATTAGAATATTATAATATTACTACAAATTTGGGTGCGGGATCTTCTACTTTTGGAGGAGGAAATAAAATCCTTGCTTCATATAATAGAAAATATGAAAAATTATACCCACAAATCGGATATCTCTCATTTACTAATACAAAATTTAATGCGGAAGTAAAAACTACAAATATAATTCCTTTAGATAGTGTGGGCGAAAATTATACTTCGTATCAACAATCAGATTATGAAACTACATTTTTAAACGAAGAGCATTATTTTACAAATCAAAAAGTTATTGCGTCTTATTTTAATGAGATAAAAAATAATGCAACATGGGGGGAAAAGAAAAAATCTTTAGTTTATAAACTAACCTTTAGCACTACATTAGATCATTTATCACCAATAATTGATTTACGATCTTCGTCAGTAAAAACAATTTCATCATTTGTTGATAAAGGATATGGTGACCAAACTAGATATGGAAGAAGATATAAAATATTAAAATTCTATCCAGTTTATAAATTTGAAGTTTCTAATTTACCAGCTGGACAGGGAGGTCAAGCTATATTACCAACGATTAATCAAAGTGTGGTAGGTGTTAACACAAAAACTAAAGGAGATATTATAAAAGTAACAAGCAATACCATATATGTTAAAATTAAAAACACTGGTTTATATCAAGCTGGCGAAGCATTAACTTTTGGTGTCCAAAATCTAGATGGTGCCTCTGTTTCTCCAAATGGTATAACAGAAGTATTGCCTGTATTTACTCCTGGCACTAATGTAGAAGTTTACCGTGAAGATTTAGTAAATAGATTTTCAACTAAAATTTATGCAAAAATTATTTCTTGGGATAAAATTAAAAAAGAATTGGTCGTTTTAGAAGAAAAAGCACCGATTAATGGCAACTATACTGCATATGCAGAAGGAAATACATATGGAAGATCTTCTGCAAACAATGGTGCTAACCAACAACCAGATATTATTCGCGTATATGACAAACTATGGCATCAAAATATTGCTCCTCAATCTTTAACTGATACAAATGAATCTGTGCCAGGATTTATTGAGGTTTCCTCTGCTACTTATTCACCTGGAATACTATACATTTCTGATATAAATTCTAAAAATAGTTCTTCTGTTGCAAAATATGTAACAAAAGAAATTACTTTAGCAAACCCAGCAACAACAATTGATGTAAGATTAACGGCTAATTTAGCAAAACAAGATGATATTGAAGTTTACTATAAAATAAAACCAGTTAATTCACAAAGTACTTTTGATGATGTTGAGTATATACCCTTTAATGGTACTGGATATCCAGATTTTGATGTAGCACCATCTAATGAAATTGCAATTGCTGGTTTATTTGAAAATCAATCTTCATATAAAGAGCATAAGTATACTGCAGTAAATTTAAATGAATTCTCATCGTTTGCAATTAAAATTGTAATGAAAGCATCTAATCCTTGTTATGTACCAAAAATACAAGACGCCAGAATTGTGGCGGCATTTTAATGAATAATTATTCTAAAGTATGTGGTCATGAAAATTTATATCGTGATAACATGACTGGTGCTATAATAAATACAGATAAAAGTTTATTTGATAGCACCAGAAAATCTAAATCTCCTAGTGAAATTATTAAAGGATTGACAGAAGATGTAGAGATTCTTAAAGGTGAATTATCGGAAATTAAAAATCTTTTAAGAGAAATAGCTGGTAAGTAATGGCAATTAGAAACGTTCCCAAAAGTTATACCTTTGATCAACAGAGACAGGAGATTAATTCTCTTGCTACTGATGTAGGAGACATTAGCCAACTTGTTAGTGGACTACCTAATTTAGTTACTGCTATTAATCAAATTTCCCTCGCTGGAGATGATGGTGGATCATTATTAAGTGGCACACTGCCACCTACATCTGCGGATGGTGCTAATGGAGACTTTTATCTAGATACTGTTAAGAAAGATTTATATGGTCCCAAAACAAATGGATCTTGGCCAGCATCAACTATTTCTATTTCCGAGCAAATTTTATCTGGTGTTGTTGCGCCATTAAGCACCCAAGGAAAACTTAATGACTATTATTATAATAGTGTTACAAAAGAATTATACGGACCTAAAACAGTTAGTGGATGGGGGTCTCCAACTTCTTTAGGAGACGCAGACTATACCAATGTTTTATATGTAAAAACAGACGGCAACGATTCTAAGTCTGGGAAAAGTCCTTCAAAAGCATTTAAATCAATTAGGGCGGCAGCACGGGCAGCTGCTGCTTTAGATGGTAATACTACTATTAGAGTTTCTACTGGCACATACTACGAAGAAAATCCTATTTACTTACCAAAAGGAACTTCAATTGTAGGTGATAACTTAAGAGAAACTATTGTAATTCCAAAAAATGAAGGTAGAGATATTTTTTGGGTTACTTCTGGTTGTTATATCAACTACATGGTATTTGAGGATAACTTCCAAGGCGGTAAAGGATTTTTAGAAACAGAGCAATCAGACAATAGAATTTTATCAGCAACTGATACTACTTTTAGAGTATTACCTGGGCACACTCTTTCTAGAGTTGAAGGAGTATATTTTGATGGATCTAATTTAATTGAATTTCAAAAAACAGATATTATAAATTTAGCAATTACTGATTTACTCACTCAATTTCCCGCTCTGATTAATGATCCAGATTATGACGAACTTATTTGCCGCAGGGATCTTGGTATTGTTATTGATGGTATAGTTGCTGATTTAAGAAGTGGAGGAAATGTAAAATCTGTAAAAAGTGGAGAATCATATTTAGATGCCGATGGATTTTTAATCGCTGCTGTTGCTGGCGAAGAAATAGAATTAGTCTACTCTTTTGAGAGAGTTGCTTATCATGCAAAACAAAAGATTTTAACGGTCCCTCCTGGTTTTCTAAATGCAGGATATCCAGATCCTCTTCCAGATTTAACAGGATTCCCAGAATGTACTAAAGTACAAAATACAATCGATACTCTTATTGGTATTGTAACATCGATTATTCAAGGTGGTGATGTGCCACCATATCGTCCTGGTCCTGGTTTTATTTTAGTAGATCAAGAGTGGATGAAAGTGTATGATTTTAACACTACCACTGGAGAATTGATTGTTGTTAGAGGACAACCAGATCCAATCACAGGAGTGGCAACGACCGCTAAGAGACATGTTACTGGTGCATTTGTCTCTCAAGATGCATTTGCTTGGAGATATGCAGTAGCATATCCAGAGCAAAGCGGGATAAAAGGAAAAGGAAGAATCAACTTAACAGTTGGTAGTCCTATTGTTACTGGTAACTTGTCCACCAGATTTTTAGAAGAAGCATATGTAGGTTGGAAAATCAAAATTGGTAGCAATAGTTATACAATTAATAGTATTAATTCAAATGATGAATTAGTATTGAGTGCTCCTATACCTGCTGGGCAAGGTAAACTACTTACCACATATAAAATTATTCCACCAAAAGAAAGAATTTTCTTATCTCCATATACTCAAAACTGCTCATGTATTTCTAAATTAGGTAAAGTATCCTACAATCCTCTTACCAAAACTTATGATGCTTCTAAAACAAGGGCTGGCGGTCTTTTGGCGGATGGTGCTCAATTAGATAGCAACAGTCCATTAGAATCAATGGTTGCTGATGCGTTTACTCAAATTGTATTTGGGTCCATTGGATTCCATATGAAGAATGATGCATATTCACAGTTGGTGTCTGTTTTCCAAGTTTTTGAAGCAGTAGGTGTACTTTGTGAATCTGGCGGGTATGCTTCTATTACTAACTCTGCTACAAACTTTGGTATAGAAGGATTAAAAGCAGTTGGTTTTTCTGATAATGTATTGCCCATTTTTTCTGCAGGGCAAGTTTCTTCAGTACAGAATATTACAAAAACTGATATAAATCAAACACCAAGTAGTATTATAGGAACTGTATTTTCTTCAACAGCTGGAAATACTAAAACAAAAGTTACTATAGAAGTTTCAATTGTAGATATTGGAAAATTTGAAAGAGGTCAAGCAATAACAATTGCTAATCATGTTTCTACTCCATCAATCAATGGCACTGGAAGAATCATTGATAGCGTAGATTTTCAAACTAATAGAATTTCTATTATTTTAGATACTGCATGGAATGCTAATTATGCTAATACACCAGGATCTTCTACTGGAGAAATTACTATTGCAACTGGATCCGTATTTACTAAAGTAACCGTAACTGGTTTCCAAGCACCACCAATTCCAAATTATATTATTAAAATTCCTGGTTTAGGTTTAGATCCAAATGGAAATGAGCAAGTAGTAGGGGAAGTATTAAGTTACAACGAAGGAAATAATACTCAATTTACGACCAATTTTCCATTAACAAATGCTCAAGTAGCAGCAATAGCAAATAACGCACAAATTCAATTATTCTCGCCATCAACAGTTAATAGTTCTGGGCACACTTTTGAGTATGTAGGGTCTGGAATTAATTATACTGCATTTCCACAAAATGGTGGTGTCACTGTCACAGCAACACAAAATGTTGAAATAGATTCTGGAAAATGTTATGTTAGTGCTACAGATCAAAGCGGTAATTTTAGTGTCGGTCAATTTTTCAATGTAGATTTAAGAAGCGGTAAAGTAACATTTAATGGATCTGTTGCTCTTGGAGTATTAGATTCTTTACAACTTAAAGGATCTCCTGGAGTACCAATATTTAAATTTTCTCCAGATGATACTTTAGGCGGAGTAGTTGGTGCGGCTCATACTGTATTACCGACTCAAAAAGCAGTCAGAGATTATATCAACAAATCTTCTGTATTAGGAAACTTTATTGGATTAAACAAAGGCACCGCAAGTATTCCTGGTTTAATTGTACAATTAGATTCTAACGGAAAAATTGATGTTTCTCAATTACCACAAACACAACAATTTGTAGTTTATACAATTGAAACTGATACAGAAAGACTACAGGAATATATTCCTGTAGCATATAAAACTGTTGTTAGTAATACTACAAATACTATTGTTTTAAACAGTGTAACAAATTTACGTGATGGTCTTTTAATAACTGGTACAGGAATTCCAGCTAATACTAGAATTGTAATTGGTGGAATTGATGTTGTTAATAAAACGATTACCGTAGATCAATCACTACCAACACTTACCGCTGGTCAAACGTTAACATTTATTGGTAATGCATTAAAACCTGGAGATATAGCAGTACAAAAGAATGAGTTAGATGGAGATCCAAATACAGTAGTGCAAACTTGGATTCTCACTGCTTTACCAGCAACAGACCCAGATAATTGGGAATTACTATCGTTAAATCAACTAGATGCTTCTGCCATTGTTTCTGGCATTTTATCCCCGTCAAGATTAGGCACTGGAGTACCAAACGAAGATACTTATTTAAGTGGTATCAGTAAATTTACTCCTGTAGTTAAAGGTATTTTACCTCCAATAAACTCAGCAATTTCTGTTGGCGGCACTAGAGATATTCTAAAAAAAACTGGTGTCTCAAAAAATATTTCATCAGCAACATGGAGTGCATCTACAAATTTAGTTACATTCAATACTTCTGTTGCTCACCTATTAAATGATGGGGATTTTGTAGAAGTAGAAGGGATAATTCCAGATACATTTAATGGCACATATCAAATTACATTAGTCGATAGCGATACTTTTACTGTAGCAAAGTCTACAAATCCTGGTAGTTATATTTCTGGTGGTCAAGTAACAGTTGGATCTATTCATGAGAGTGGTTTCTTAGAATTAGATGTAAATGCTGCTACATATTCTTCAGGACAAACATCTGGATCTAGTAGTTTAGGTGTTGCTAGGTATAAATTTAGTTTATTTGATATCAATCCTCAAAATGTTATTGATATTAAAGAAAAAGGAATTACTTTAGGAAAACTACAAAATATAGGACCTAGGACTTTATTAGGAAATGTTGGATTACTTCCTGCAAATCCAAGCGAGATAGAAATTGGTGTTGGAGTTGCTGGTGTATCAACATTTGAAATTACCAAAGAAACCAATAGATATAAAATTTTAGATGTAAATATTTCACAAGATTTGGGTGTTTTACCCGATTTACAATTAATTCCTGGTAAAGAATATGTATTTCGATTAGGAGATGTAACGGGTCACCCATTTAATATTGTTACATCTCCTGGTCCTATTGGAGCAAATTTATATACAACTGGTGTTATTGGTAACGGTAATGGTAGTAATACTACTGTTAGATTTACAGTACCACAAAATGCTCCGCCTTTCCTGTATTATCAATCTGGTAATGATACACAAAACTATGGTGTATTAAAAATTGTTAGAATTTTAGATAATTTAGAAGTTATAGATTCCACTTCTTCGGCAACCATTACTGTTGATTCATTTGGAGTATCATCTGTTTATACAGCAAAATATTTAATTCAAATTAAAAATACAGTCAACAATTATATTCATTCAACGGAGTTAATGCTTTTAAATGATGGCACAGATGTTTATGTAACAGAGTATTCAACTATTTTTAATAATAGATTACTCGGAGCATTTACTGCAGACATTTCTGGGGGTAATGTTAGATTACGTTATACTCCTGCATTTGATGGAAATGATTATTTAAATCGTTTGATTATTCAAAAAAATTACGTAATCTCTTGACATCCGTGCTATAATAAATAGCATTGTGTTGTTATTTTAAGCGTATGGATACTACTGGTCTGAAAGAAAATTTTCAAAATCAACTCAAAGAAATTGACGAAAAAATTGCTCAGATTCAAGCAGAGTTGGCAAAAGCACAAGAGTATAAACTCAAATTACAAGGTGGTTTAGAAACTCTCGAATTGCTTGAAAAATCCGAATCTGAAGATTTGGGTGAGTTACCTGAAGAAGAAACTACAACTGAAGAATAATTCTCCCCCCTTCGTATAAATATCATACGAAGGGTTTTTTGTAGGTAGCGATGGCAGCCATACCTGTAAATTTAGTTGTGGAGCAAGGAGCAGATTTTGAGGCACAGTTTACTGTGACATCAGCAAATAATCTACCATTGGATTTGACTGGTTATACAGCCGAAGCAAAAATTAGAAAAACTCATACTTCTTCGTCATATAATAATTTTGGCACTTCATTTATCAATAGATCAGATGGTAAGTTAAAATTATCAATGGGCAATTTTGCTACCAAACTTTTAAAACCTGGACGTTATGTTTATGATTTGGTTATTACATCCAGCGGTGGGGTAAAAACCAGAGTAGCAGAAGGAATCGTAACCGTATCACCAGGAGTTACTTGATGTCAGAGTATCGCATAAAAATGACATATGGTAATAATATTACCGCTCAATTAACTTCAGCAACAAATCTCCGTTTATCCACCACACAGCTCTTGGCACAGTCACTAGAAGATTTAGGAAATGTAGATTCCTCTGCTTTGGATAAAGTAGGAAATACTACAAATCATTATGTAATGGTTTATGATGCTGCTTTAAAAAAATATAAATTTGTCAATCCAGATGTTGTGCTCGCAACTGCGGCAACAGATCTTACATCACCTGGATTGCCACAATCCTTTATTGATGAATTGGATGTCGAGCTTGACAATCTTATTGATGTTGATGGCGGTGGATTTTAATTATTCTAATTCATAAATAGTAAAAGAAATCGTATAGATAGGACATTAAATGGCGGCACCAACGATTAAGTTTAAAAGAGGTACGCAAGCAAACCTCCCAGCATTAGCTGCAGGTGAACCAGCATTTGTCAATGATGAATATAATTTTTATGTGGGACTTGATAGCACAACCAATAATAATAAATTTTTTGGGTCTGCTCGCTACTGGATTAAAGAAAATTCAACTACTGGGCAATCAGTAAAACTACACGCAAAAACTGGTGCTGGTGGTGGCGGTAGTGTCTCACTGAAAGCACCAGATACTTCAGCATCAAATACTACCTACACACTTCCAGCAACACCTACTGCAAATTACTTCTTAAAGACAGATGTAAATGGTGTTATGTCATGGGCAGAAGTTGTAAGTAATTTATCTATTGCTGGAGATACTGGCACAGATACCATCAATACAGGAGAAACACTCACCTTTACTGGTGGTGAAGGTATTGACACAACTATTACCAATAACGTAGTTACTATTGCTGCAGAATTGGCAACAGATACTAACGCTGGTGTTGCTAATTTTCCGACTTCAGATTTTTCTGTTGTGAATGGAGCAGTAACAATTGCAGCAGAAAGAATTGAAGATATTGTTGGTGCTATGGTTAGCAGCAACAGCGAATCTGGCATTTCCGTTACCTACACAGATAATGCTGGCGGTGCTGGAAAGTTAGATTTCGACGTTGCAGATTTCACAATCACTCTTGCAGGTGATTTAAGCGGTAGTGTAACTATCACTGACCTTGCTAACGCAACTCTAACTGCAACTATCGAAGCTAACTCAGTTGCTCTTGGCACTGATACCACTGGTAACTATGTTGCTGATGTAACTGCTGGTGATGGTCTTGCTAAGACATCTTCAGCAAGCGAAGGTCAAACTGTTGATTTAGCAGTTGGTGCTGGTATCGGTATTACAGTTAATGCTGATGATATTCAACTAAAGAATGGTGGTGCTCTTACTGATAACACTATTATGGGTTGGGATAATACTAACGACCAATTAGTAAATTCTCCTATTACTTATAGTGGTAATGATGTTACTGTTGCAGGTGATTTAAGAGTAAATGGCAATGATATTAAAGCTTCTGATGGATCAACTGCTATTACTCTTTCTGGAGCAAACGTAACTGTTTCTGGTAACTTAACAGTTAATGGTAGCACAACTACTTCTAATTCAACCGTCACAACATATGATGACCCTGTTTTAGAATTAGGCACTGTCAATGGTGCTGCACCATCAGCAGCAACTTCGACTGACCGTGGTTTTAGATTCCACTACTACGACTCATCTGCAAAAACATCTTCTATCTTCTGGGATGGAAACACTGGATTCTTATTTGTAGATGATACAACTGAAGCCGCTGGTCCTCAACTATCTGGTACATTAGCAAATGTCCAGATGAAAGGTCTTTGGTTAGGTAGCTTCGGCACTGCAACCAATCAAGTTTTAAATAATAACGCTGGCACTTTTGAGTTAATTAACACACTCGTGGATGGCGGTACATTCTGATTTATATGGAGTAAATTATGTCTAATGATGTCGAAATTGATTACAATTCTTTGATTCAAGTTTATCAAAAGCGTTTGTCGGATTTAATCCAACAAAACATTATTTTAGAGACCAGAGGTAATATTCTAACGCAGACAGTAAGCTCCCTTAGGGAAAAAATTACCGAGTTAGAATCTGATAAATCCACTGGGACAACCAAAAAGAAGGCAGTAAATACTGTCCAAGAAGACTTTACATAAAGTCACCCTCCGCTAAATAGCACTGACTGAGAGGAAGCCATATGGCAGCACCTAAGATTAGAATTAAACGTACAGCCGTACCTGGGAAATTTCCCGAGGTGGGGCAACTTGACTTAGGTGAATTAGCCATCAATACCTTTGAAGGTAAATTATTCCTCAAAAAAAATCAAAACGGTGTAGAATCAATTATTGATATTGGATCTGCTACTAGTCTTGCTGGAAATAACGGAGAGTTTCAATTTAATAATAATGGTTCTTATGGGTCATCTCCCAATTTAACTTGGGATGGTTACTATGTAAATGCGACAAATTTAAAATTATTAGGCACTCTGACTGCTAATGGTAGTACAGGGGCGGCTGGTAATGTTCTGGCAACAACAGGATCTGGAGTGCAGTGGATTGAACTTCCTGGACTTTCCTTGTTTCCTACTGGTGATTATAACGCTAATTCAGATCCAAACGACCCACTAGCAAATACAACAGATGCTTTTGGCGTGTCAACTATTGCTTTTTGGGACATGATGAGTCCAGAAGGCAGACTATATCAAGTTGATTTAAATACTCCATAATATTATAGGAAAAAGTAATGGCAACCCAAGTACAGTTTAGAAGAGGCACTGCAACACAAAATAATAACTTTACTGGAGCACAAGGTGAGTTATCAGTAAATCTTAGCAACTATGCTTTGAGGTTGCATGATGGAGTAACCGCTGGTGGTTATGAAATAGCAAGGGCAAATATGTCCAACGCTTCTTTTGGCGCTACTGTATTACCTTCTGCTAACACCACTTATAATCTTGGGTCATCTTCTTTCAAATTTGCTAATATTTTTTCACAGTCATTTACTGGTGCGTTAGTTGGTAATGCTGATACTGCAACAAAATTAGCAACAGCAAGAACAATCAACGGTATTGCATTTGATGGTAGTCAAAATATTACTATCGAAGCAGCAATTGATAAAACATTAACCATTGGCACAGGACTATCTGGCACAAGTTTTGATGGTAGTATTGATGTAACAGTTGCTATTAAAAATGGCGATAATCTTTCTCAAAATAAACTAACAAAGTGGAATGACACCGACAATCAGTTTACTGATTCAATCATCGGAGATAATGGCACATTAGCAACTATATCTGGTAATTTAACTATTACTGGGGATTTGCTAGTACAAGGTGCTACCACTACAATTAGTACTACTGATTTAGCAATCACCGATAAAGTTGTAATTATTGCTAACGGCACAAGTAGTGCAGCTGCCGCTGATGGGTCTGGATTTAATGTTGGCACTACTGGAGTTACTTTAACTTATAGTCACGGATATACTTCGTGGTCTTCTTCTGAAAGTTGGAATCTTGCCGAAGGAAAAACTTATAAGATTAATGGCACTACTGTAATTGGATCGACTGCATTAGGTAGTGGAATTGTTTCTTCCAATCTAACTTCAGTAGGAACACTTGCTAATGGTGTTTGGAATGGCACAATTATTTCGCCAACCTACGGTGGCACTGGTGTAAATAATGGCACTAAAACAATTACTCTTGGCGGTAATTTTACACACACTGGTGCTCATACTTTGAGTGTAACAACCACTGCTAATACGGATGTAACGTTACCTACGAGTGGCACTCTTTCTACTTTAAATAATGTAGAAACTTTAACCAACAAAACTTTAACCTCTCCTATATTAACAGACCCAACTTTAGGAATTGCGTCTGCTACTATGTTATCTGTTAATAATGTTGCTGTTTATACATCTGCTTCAAATACAACGGGGTCAACATCGCAATATCCAATTCTCCCCCTCCCTGCTTCCACATTCTCTTCAGTGGAATATTTGATTCAAGCAAAATCGGGAAATAATACACATGTATCAAAACTATTATTGATACACAACGGCATTGATGTAACTATAACTGAGCAAAATGCTATAGCATCTGATACATATATTGCTTCGTATTCTGCTGATATTAATTCTGGCAATATTCGTCTTTTGGTCACACCAGCATCAGCAACAACTTTAACTACTGTAAAGGTAGTTGCTACTGCCATTAAATCATAAATATTTCTAACACTACAACGGGGAGAGTGAACCGTTATGGCTACGTACAACAAAGAATTTACCGTAAAAAACGGACTGGTTGTTGAAAATAACAACGCAGTAAAATTAAGCACTAATGTAGGCACACTTAGATTTGTGTCTCTTAAAGCACCATCCAGTTTAACTGGAAGCTATACATTGACAATGCCAGTTGATGATGGTGCTGCTAACGAAATGTTAATTACCGATGGTAATGGAGTCCTTTCTTGGGGAAAGGTTAATACTATCAATATGTTTCCAAACTCAGTAACTCCAAGTATTCTTGAGAGCACTGGCGATTTCACCATGAATAGTTTGTTAGTTAACAGAGTTAAAGCAACTGGTGATATTGTTATTGACCCAAATAATGATAATGATGTTACTGGTGTAGTAGAAATTAAAGGTGACCTTATTGTTAGAGGCAGTAATAATATTGCTGCTGGCGCAAGTTTTGGTGTAGAAACACAAAATTTTGTTGCACAAGTCAGTGGAAGATATTTAGTAGATACCTTAACTAATTCTTCTACACAATCAGATATTACAGTAATTCTTCCAGTAAATCCAAACATAGGTAATACTATTGTTTTTGCTGATATGAAAAATTCTTGGAATTCATATCCAGTTATATTAGATGCAGGATCAGGAAAAACATTCCAAGATCAAACTGGAGACACAGATAGTCCATATATTCTTGATGTTGCTGGCGTCACGGTTACAATTGTTTGGACTGGAGATTTTTGGAAGGTGTATTCATAATAGTTAATTATTATAAATACTTGTGATATCATAAATAACTCAAGTTGGGGTTTTTAGATGGCACTTTACTTAAGTGAATCTGGGCAGGGCAGTAGTGTTGGATCTGGAGGGGGAAGCATGTATTCATACTTTAACACCTCAAACCGTTTTACTTTTCATGCTCTAAGAAGAGACGCTGATGGTATGCTTGTTTATACCAAAACAAACACTGCAGATAACGATAATATTGATGTTTTTAATGTTGATGGCACAGAGCAAATTGATTTCATGGATGCTTGGAATAACGTTGTTGAAGTTGGTAGTGTTAAAACAATACAATTAATTTCTGGAGGCATTGAAAATTCAACTGATGCTAATGTGACATACACAATAACTGGATTAATTGGAAATGGTGATGGAGAAGGAGAATCAAATAGAAAACCTGGATCAGGACTAAATCTTTTAATTACTAGAAATGCTCAAGGTTATATTTCAAATGTTGCTATTCACAGTGGAGGAGCTCAATTTTCTCCAAATGAAACTGTAACAGTTCCTTCTTCAAAAGTTAATGATGTTACAGATTTAACTTTTAGAGTTACTAGTATTGTTAAATCTTTCAGTAACGATGAAAACAATGATAAATATCAACAGTATAAGTTTGAAGCAAGAAAGATAACCTATTTCATTGATGATCAAGGTTATTTCGTTGCTAGATTTGGTAGTTATGACTACAATGTAGGACCAAAATAATTGCCAGGTTAGGCACAAACGTTTATCCACCAAGGACCACTATAAGGAAAATAAAAAATGGCTGATTTCAGATTAGGTAGATTAAAATTCAACTGGAGAGGTGCATGGGCTCCATCTACTGCCTATGTAATTGACGACATCGTTTCCTTTAAAGGGAATACATACGTTTGTGTCGTTAATCATACTTCGGCAGCATCAGAAACTTCTTGGGCATCAACAGATTTAGACATTGCGGTGCCAAGATGGCAACTACATGTCCCTGGTGTTAGAATCATAGGCACATGGACTCCAAATACATTCTTCGCTAAGAATGACCTTGTTAGCTATGGTGCTAATCAATATCTCTGTGTGCAGAATCATACATCCGCAGCAAACGAGAATTTATTCTATACTAATGATCTTACCAAATGGTCTCTTTATACTGCTGGCACGACATATAAATCAGATTGGACCGCTGGCACTTGGTATAAATTAAACGATATCGTAAGATATGGTAACACATTATATCTCGTAACTACCGCCCATACTTCAGGTATTTCATTCGACCTTACTAAGTTTAGTGTTTATCTAGAGTCTGTTAATTTTGAAGATACTTGGTTACAGGGCACAGAGTATCAACCAGGAGATATTGTCAATTATGGTGGTTATACTTACGTTGCCAAAACTATCAGTCAAGGCAAGCAACCTAACCTTTATCTAATAGACATTCCTGGTAATCCAGGAGATTCTTCAGCGAGTCCACCAATTCCACCAACTCCAGCAATACCAGCTGATTGGGGAATTGTGACCACTGGTTTTGATATGAAAGGCGAATACAGTAATACAACTGTGTATGTACCTGGAGATGTTGTGCTATTCGGTGGAAATACATATGTAAAAATTTCAACTAGTGCTGCAGGTATCTATCCAACTGATGCTACAAAATGGAAAAAAGTTTCCAGTGGTCTAAATTGGAGAGGTCCCTGGTCTTCAACAGCAACTTATCAAGTGAATGATGTTGTTTCTAAATCTTCCGCAAGTTGGGTTAATTTAACAGCACACAATATTAACATTGACCCCGTTGCTGACGGTGGCGCTAACTGGCAAGCACTTGCACAGGGAGAATCAACACTAACCCTACAAAATCCTGGTGATACTCTTTATAGAAATAATGCTGGCGCTAATGTGCCTCTTCCAATTGGCACAAGTGGTCAAGTTCTCACAGTCGATAATGGTCTTCCTGCGTGGGAAAGAAACAACCTTTGTGCAAATGTTTTTTATGTAGCAACTGATGGTACTGATGCTACTACTCATGGTAAAAATATCAGCAGACCTTGGAAAACATTACGTTATGCTCTTTCTCAGATTCCTGTTGGCACAGCGACTTCAATCAATACTATTTTTGTTAAGTCTGGCACCTACCCTGAGCAACTTCCACTAACAGTCCCTGCTTTCACATCTATTATTGGCGATAACCTTCGCGCCACTGTTATTTCTCCAAACACTGTTGGTCTTTCAACTGACGCAACACCTGTAGAAAACAGATTCTCTACAATGTTTTTCCTTTCAGAATCAACAACTCTGAAAGATATGATTTTCAGTGGAATGGAAGGTTTCGAACCTGCCACAGGTCTTGATTCTCCTGACATCACTCAGGCAACTATTAGAGGTGTATTTTTAAGACTCAATCCTTCAATTCCAATTACAGGTAAATCACCATATATTACTCAGTGCTCAGCATTCTCTGGTCGCACTTTAGGAGCTGCACCGAATTGCACTGGTGGTGTAGGTGCTATCATCGATAAGGGCATTTATGGTAATACTGTTTCTAACGGATCGATGCTATTTGATTCATTCACTCAAATACACGATTTAGGTGTTGGTTTCTGGTGTAAGGATCTAGGTAACGCAGAAATCGTTTCTTCCTTCACATACTATTGTCACATTGGTTATACCTGCTCTGGTGGTGGTAGAATTCGCTCACTTGTAGGTAACAACTCATGGGGCACATATGGTGCGGTATCCTCTGGTTTTGATACTACAGAAACCCCAATCACAGGTACAGTTAGAGGTCAAAGACTTAACTTCAGTTATGAAGAAAATAGTCCTGTCTTTAAGCAGAATGAGCAAGTTGCTCAAAGCACAGTTGGAGCAGCAGATTATGCTCTTGGTTTAATTCTTTATGTCCAATCAAATTATCTAGTAATTGAGCCTATCACTGGTACATTTGCTAATAGCAAATCAATTGCTGGTGTGGGTGCTGCTGGAGTAGTTGCATCTGGTGCAACTGCCACAACCTCTGCAGGAGGCGCAACTCCAGCTCTAGAAGGTGTTAAGGGTAAGATTTTCCCACTCACAAACCTTCCTGTTGTCGGTGGTAATCCTGTACTTCCAAAAATAACTGGAGCTACTAAATTCCTCAACGTTTCTGGCGCTTCACAATATAATGATCCTGGGTATTATGTTATTAAAGATGTTGTTGATGCAGGCGTTGCAACAAATATCTTCATTTCAAGTCTCAGAAGATATGATGTTCCTGGCACCGCTCCAGCATCAGTTAACGTTTCTGACGTAAGTAGAAATAATAACGTAACTACTTTAACTACATCAGGACCGCATGGTCTTAGCACTGGTGATAAAGTTGTTATTGCAATTCCATCTGCTACTGCTACGGTAAGACCTTTTGCAACTGGTTTTGATTCAACTGATGGTGTTACGAAGGGTATTATTGGAGGGGTGCTTCAAAGAACTACAGTTACTGTGCTTACTGGCACTACATTTAGTTATTCAAACCCAGGCACCAACTTAACAATCGCTTCTGGTGATGCTCGTCTTCAAGATGCAAAAGTTTATAAGCAAGGAACAACTGGAGGAAGCACTCTTGCACTACATGCTGGTGGTGCTGCAGTAACTCTTTATAATGTTTCTTCAATAACTGGTAAGCTTGATGTTTTAGGCACAGTTGGTGTTGATAACGCTGCTACTGAAATTCCATTCTCTGACGATACTCAATCAATTCTATCAGGATTTGCTGCTGGCGCAAACAACTTTATTTTAGTCAATAACGAATTGATGAGAATTACTGCTGTTAACGCTGCTAGTGTTACAGTAGTTAGAGGTCAGGAAGGAACAACCGCTGCTGCACATACTGACGGATCTATAATTTACTATATAACAAGAACAGCAAATGCTACCACTTTACGTGGAGACGTTGATACCGCTGTAACTGATGTTCCTCTATTTTCTATCGCTAACTTTGACACTAATGATATTGTCAAAGTTGATGATGAATTCTTCCGTATTACCTCAGTTAATCAACCTCAAGTTGGTAGAGCAACTATTATCTTTGCGGGACCAAAGAATATCAATGCAAACAACGGTCAGTCAGTAGAAATTCGTCTACGTTACTCACAAGTACGTATGACAGGTCATGACTTCCTACAAGTTGGTACTGGAAACAAAGCAAATACAAACTGGCCTGGTACACCAACCACCAATCCAGTACAAGCAAATGAAATTGTAGAAAACTTCCCTGGAAGATGTTACTACGTTTCATCTGACCAAGATGGTAACTTCAGAGTTGGTGAATTCTTCGTTGTTGAGCAGGCAACAGGTACCGCTACACTAGACGCTAGTGCGTTTAACTTGAGTGGTCTATCCTCACTACGTCTCGGCACATTAGGTGCTGAATTGGGTGTGTCAATTAATGAATTCTCAGCTGATGCTACATTAGGCGGAGACTTCTCTAGAGATGCTGCAGTTCCAACTCAACTTGCGGTTAAGACTTATGTTGATGGACAAGTTGGTGCTGGTATTGTAAGATCCTCTCCAACCATCGGTGTTTCTTTACTTACATCTTCTGGCACTACTGCTACTGTAACTTCCTTCGTTGCCAATAACGTATATCTTGGTGACCAAATCGTAGTTTCTGGTGCAAACCAAGCAAATTATAATGGCACATTTACAGTAACCGCTGTTAATGCTACTGCCAAAACATTTGCTTACACTATGACTGGCACTGCTGTTTCACCTGCCACTGGCACAATTACGGTAGAAAGAAAGCAAAAAGTAGCAACTGATCTTGATATTGTAGGCACACTAAAAGTAAGACCTACTTGGGATACTGCATCAAGCACCGAAGCATTAACTATTAATGCAACTAATACACAATCTGGTGCTGGCACAACTTTAATCAATGCTCAAGTTGGTGGTGCATCTAAGTTTAGTGTTGATAAAGATGGTAATGCTTCGTTTGCTGGTAATATCACCGTTGCTGGCACAACAACTACTGTTAATTCAACAGATTTATCAATTGCAGATAAAACAATCATTATTGGTAGCGGTGCCACGAATAGTGACACTGCCAATGATGCTGGACTACAACTTGGCATTAGCAACCTAAGCTTTAAGTATGATCATGCTAATACCAGATGGAATCTTCCAAATGCTGGACTAAATGTTGGCGGTACCAGTGGAGTTAATATTCCAACTGGCGCATCATACCAAATCAATGGAGCTTCTGTTTTAAGTGCAACTACTCTTGCTTCAACGGTAACTTCTGCTTCTGGTCTAACTTCCATTGGAACTCTTGCTGGTTTAGATGTAACTGGTATTTCTAAGCAAGCAAGCTTCACTGAAGCACTTGAAATTAGAGGTCCTGGTCAGTCTGGAAACCAAAACTATAATTTTGCAACCAGAGCTATCTACTATCATCCATCTGGTTCGATGAGTGGTGATATCACACCAAACATTCAGAATATTCCAACTACAACAACTGTTGATGATAATAAAGTGATTGTCGTCGCAATTTTAGTTTCTCAGGGAGGTACTGCATATAAGATGTCAACAACATTCGGTGTTAATGGATCTTCATTTACAGTTAAGTGGCAAGGAGGAAATCAACCAACTGGAACCGCAAACAAACTAGAAGTTTGGACTTATACAATTATTAGAAGTGGTAGTAGTTTTGTTGACGTAATTGGATCAAAACAATCCTTCGGTTGATAACAATCCTTCGGTTGATAAATTTTAAAAATAAAAAACGGAGGTAACAAACTATGCCAAGATTAACTACATTAAGAGATTTAGGAGCATCCAGAGCGGGGGGCGATCTCCCCTGGCCACAAGCAAGAATCATTACTCACGGATTTGTTGCGGGGGGATATAAAGATTCCTCCCCATGGAGAAATGTGAATCGCACTAATCACTCAACTGATATCACAACAAACCTTGGTGATAAAATGAGCGAAGCAGCTTCATATTCTGACGGAGCAAACAGTGATTTATATTTTTATGTTTATGCTATCGCAAATGCTTTCATGGGTTCTTCTGCTACAACTTGGTCTATGAATATGACCAATGAGGCATCAAGAGGTGGTGCTACTGCTTCTTGGAATATGACAGTTTCGAGAAACGATTTGGGAACTATGGTTGATTATGAACATGCTGGAGCTAAGGTTTATATCGTTGGTGGCGGTAATGCTGCTACTGATAGATTTGATTTGAAAACTGAAACGATGGCAACATCTGCACAGAGACCACAAAACTCAGCAACTTCAAATGATTTTACAGCAACATCTGAGGGTAGATTCAGAGGGTGGCATAAAACAGGTAGCACTGCACAATCCTTCACATGGTCCACTGAAACATATGCATCATGGACAACATCTCCTGGAAGTGATGGTTGGGGTAAAGCTTTAAGTAGTTACAAAGGATATTCCTACATGAAAAATGGTGGCAACTTGAATGCTACTCTGGTTAAGTATAATGATGATACTGGAGCTCAGATTAGTAGTTTCGGTGTGCAAAATGCGGGGGAAGAAAATTATCAGTCTGGTGCAAATAAAGGTTATTGTCTAGGTCATTACAACGGTGCTCAAAATAATAACACGTATAAAGTAAGTTATGTTAATGATGTTGCTAATGATTTATCGTCTACTCCTGGAGGAAATGCTGGAATGTCTTCTGCATCACTAGCTTCTGCTTACAGTATAACTAATGCCACTTATGGCACAACAGCACCAAACTACTAAGAGGTTGTAAAATGAATTACGATAATTTAATTTATTTCTTCGCTGATTTACATGATGTATCGCAGGAAGCTTTAGATAATAAAATTTTTGAGTTTCAAGATACTAAAATTAAGTATAGTATTTTAGGTTGCACTCAAGAAAATTACGATAAGTATATTGTCGGTGTAGAGCATTTTCCTTTAGATAGAAATACTGCGGTAAAAGGATCTAAGTGGTGGGCAGAAATTAGAGCAGAAAAGAAAGACTATGTTTTCAATCCTGAAACTGGCAATTATGATACGAAGGTTTATGTAAGTTTATCTGAAGAGGCTGTTGCTAGCGTAGTAAATTGCATGAAAATTTTTGCAAAATTATTGATTGAAGATGAAATTGAAAATAACACACCTGGATTCAATACATCTTTAATTCAAACATTTGATAATTGCAATAGTATTTACGACCTAAATATATTATATGAGGATTTCTTAGGTATAGAAATGCCTTACAAACAAGCAGTTGAATTGAATAGAATTAATGCCAATGGACAAAGAATATTTAATGAAAATAGACTCAGAATCGAATCACTTCGCGTATGATGAATTTGAAGAGTATCTCATAGAAAAATCAGTAGATACACCATTTCCCCAGACAGAGTTTCAGTGTAATCATTTTGTTTCTGGGTCTCATCCTACTTTTTATAGACAAGTAAGACAAACCTTAATTGAACTCAATTCAAGAAAACATTCTCTTGAGAAAATTAAAATTTCCGTGAGAAAGTGTGAATTAGAAATAGAAAAAATAAAAAATAATATTGAAAAGTCAGAGGATGACTACGAAAGGAAATTGCTTGAAATAGAATTAGATGATATTCTTTTAGATTTAAGAGTGTGGCATAAAAAAATAAAACAATGCCACATAGAAATGCGCTATTTCTTAGATTGGTTGAAACAAAATTGCGGAAGCGTTGAAGAAGCAGATAAATTCTTCGAGCAAGATGATGAAGAAGAGCACAAGTATTGGATTGCCAGAATGGCAAAACAAACTTCTATAGATATTATTACCAGTGGAAGATTAGGAGCTGGTAATTTAGATGCTATTCTACAAATGCCAGAAGAAGACCAAGTTAAGACTTTGCAACTTGCATTGAGTTATGCAGGTGCAGTTAATGCTGGCGTAGATCAACTTAAATTAAATTCGGAAAAAACAGTAAGGTTTTTAAGAGACGAAATTCCAAATAATAAATTCCTTGAGGAGAATAGTGATGTCACAAGTGAAACAAAAAGTCTTCAGTCTACCGATAAATCCCAAACTATCTCCTGAATTTATTGATAGTATTTTTATACCATTTTTAAAGCAGCATTCAGATTATATTTTTGATTTATACTTTACTAGTAGGATTCCCCCATTTGCTCAAGATGCAATGGGAGAAACTTTTATTGGTGGTGAGGAAGCAGATGTTGCTGTAATCAAGCAAGCATTATACATCAGTAATGAAACTGGAATACCTCTTTCAGCAACTTTTAATAACATTCACGTTAGACCAACACAAGAAAATTTAGATATTTTTATTGAAAATTTTACATACTTGTATGAAGTTGGGGTAAAGATTGCTACTATTCCACATACATCTTGGTTAATGACTGGACAAATTCAAAAAGAATTTCCAGATTTATATGTAAAAAATACTATCTTGAGGGAAGTTACTAGACCTAATGAGGTTGTATCCTTAGCAAAAGCAGGATTTCAATACATCAATCTCGATAGAGATTTGATGAGAGATAGAGATTCTTTAATTCGCATTAAAGAAGCTAAAGATTATTGTGCTTCTATAGGTAAACCAGTAAAGATTTCATTACTAGTTAATGAAGGTTGTTGGGGTGGATGTCCTATCATGCCAGAGCACTATCATTATAATAGCACTAGACAATTTCCAGAGTCGCAATATTTTAATAATCCCATCAGCAGAGTTTCTTGTTCTAAGTGGGATTTAGAAGATTCTGCAACTTCACTTAAAGCTGCCAATCTTCCACCGTGGAAAGCAGACTGGGAAGAATTTTTAAATTTAGGAATAGATGTATTTAAATTACATGGCAGAGAATCAGCTACTAGACTAGAAGAATCGATGGATTTAATTCATCGATGGTCTAAAGATGTTGAATACATGTTTCCACAATTTAAAAAGTATTCCGACAATATTGAATTAAAAGAAAAACCAATTGATTTGTGGAGAGAAAAAATTAAAACTTGTAAGTTTGATTGTTGGGATTGCAATTATTGTGAAGCAGTAGTCAATACTTATTTCAAAAAATCACATACAGAATACACAGATAGATTAGTTTCTATTTGTTTAAATGCTATCGACAAAGCATATCTAAAAGATTCAAAATATAAATTTAAAAAAATTCAAGGACTATCATCTGATTTAGTAAAACATTTCTTAAATAGTTTGTGTGATAATGAAGATGTAACTTACCTAGAAACTGGCAGTTTTATGGGTAGCACATTTTTTGCTGCCACAGAAGATAATAATATCGTATCCTTTGCCGTTGATAACTTTTCAGAGAATGTTAAACCAATGATGGATTACGTGCCCTGGAAAGAATATCAATCACCAAAGGAAGAATTTAAATATAATTGGAAACACTTAGCAAAAGATTCTGATACTTTTATCGAGAAGTCAGTTACTGATTTATCAGCAGAAGATTTCAATGGTCATAAACCAAATGTAATTTTCTATGACTCAGACCATTCGCCAGAAGGTCAATTAGAATCATTGAATCATATGTTGCCATTGTTGGATGACAAATTTATTTTGGTATTAGATGATGCCAACTTTGATGGAGTTGTGTATTCAAGTTACAATTTTATACAACAAAATAAATTGAAAGTATTGTTTGATAGAAAAATTTTAACAACAGTCGTTGAAGATGTGAATAGTTTTTGGAATGGATTACAGATATTCGTATTAGAAAAATAATAAATACATAAGAAGGGTCTCTGTATATTCATGTCCAAATCTCAACCAGCAACACGAGAGGAGTTGAAAGATTTTTGCCTCCGTAGACTGGGAGCTCCAATTTTAGAAATCAATGTCGATGATGACCAAATTGAAGACATCATTGATATGTCTTTGCAGTATTTTAATGATAGACATTTTGATGGTGTTGAGAAAATGTTTCTCAAGCACAAATTTACTCAAGCAGATGTAAATAGATTCCAAACAAGTAATACAACTACAACTGCTCCTAACAATGACTCTTGGGAAGAGCGTAACAATTATCTAGAAGTACCCGATCACGTAATCGGTGTAGAAAGATTATTTTCATTTGTTTCTTCTACTATTCGTGGTGACTTATTTGGTATTGAATATCAGATGTTTCTTAATGATTTATATGCATTTGGGTCATTAGATATTTTAAACTACTACATGACCAAATCATATCTTGAGACACTTGATATGGTTTTAAATACTGGATCTATGATTCAGTTGAGATACACAAAACGACAGAATCGTTTGTATATTGACTACGATCCAAAATATATTGCAAAGGATAGATGGATTGTTATTGAATGCTATAGAGCACTCAATCCAAATGACCACGTTAAGATATACAATGATAGCTTTCTCAAACGTTATGTTACTGCTCAAATTAAAAAACAGTGGGGACAGAATCTAATCAAGTTTAATGGCGTCCAACTTCCTGGTGGAGTATCTCTCAATGGAGAGAAAATGTATGAGGAAGGCAAAACAGAGATAGAAGACATTGAAGCAAGAATGCAATCAGAGTATGAATTACCACCTAACTTCCTAATCGGATAATATGAAGAGCGTACATTTTCCACAGTTTGGCGGTATATCATCAGAGCAAAATCTGGTGCAAGATCTAGTTGATGAGCAGATACGATTGTTTGGTATGGATGTTTATTACGTGCCAAAGGAAATGCTAATTGACCGTAGTTTGAATGATGTCGTTTTAAACATCTTTAAAGAAGCATACATGATTGAAATGATGCTAATTAATGTGGAAGGTTTTGGTGGGTCTGGTGCTATTGCAATGTCTAAGTTTGGTCTTAAGATTACAGATGAAGTAACATTAGCTGTATCTAAAAGACGTTGGACTAATTTTAATACACTCAACGAATCTACTTTTGTTAGAAATAGACCTAACGAAGGTGATTTAATTTATGTTCCTATGACTAAAAATACATACGAAATTAAGTATGTGGAAAGAGAAGTGCCTTTCTATCAGTTAGGTAAAAACTATGTGTATGCATTAACTTGTGAGTTGTTTGAACATGCTGATAGTAAATTTGATACTGGTATTTCAGAAATTGATGAATTGCCACAGGAAGTAAATTCTATTCCAGTAATTCTCAAATTAACTGGTGGCACAGGAGTATTCATAGAAGGAGAAGAAGTTACACAAACATTTACTCCTGTAGGTGGTGCTCCAGTTGTAGCAAGAGCAACAGTTGCTAGTTGGGACCAAGCAAATAGAAAATTACGTCTCACATATATAAAAGGAGTATTAAAGAAAAACTTACCTTTAGTTGGTGAAGATAGTGGTGCGTCATGGATAGTGGATAATTTCTCCACTATTGATTTTGAAATTGATAATTATGATAATGCGGAAAACAAATGGTATGAAGATAAAGCCGATGCGATTCTTGACTTTAGTGAAGGAAATCCATTTGGTGAATATGGAGATATGGAGGATTCATTCTAATGTTAGGAAGACATTTTTATCACGAGATTATTAAAAAGAATGTTAAGGCATTTGGCACCATCTTTAATAACATCGAAATTATTAAAACAGACCCAGATACTGGTGCAGAGATTCAACGCTTTAAGGTGCCTCTTGCCTATGGTCCTAAGAGTAAGTTTCTTGCTCGCTTAGACCAAGATCCTAACACTGAGCGTAAGGTCAGTATCACAATGCCACGTCTCTCGTTTGAGATGACTGACATTACATATGACTCAGCAAGAAAGACATCTCCAATTCAAAAGTATCTTAAAGAAGATTCTGGCACTAGCACAAAGGTGCAGTATATGCCAGTGCCTTATAATCTAGGATTTGAATTAGGTATTCTATCAAAAACTCAAGACGATGCCCTACAAATTCTTGAGCAAATTATACCATACTTTCAACCAGCATTTACGGTAACTGTGAATCTTATTCCAGAAATGGAAGAGAAAAAAGATTTGCCCATCATTCTTAATAATATTTCATACGAAGATGACTATCAAGATGACATGATGAGAAGAAGGAGTATTACATATACTCTTGACTTCACTCTCAAAACATACTTCTATGGTCCTGTTACCAATGCAGAAATTATTCGTAAGGCAATTGTCTTTGAATCTGTTGGCGATTTAAAACAACATAGAAGAACAGTTAGATATACAGTAGAGCCAGATGCTCTCACAGACCAGAATAATGATGGTATTATTAACAACTTAGACGATGAGTTGTTAATGCCTGGAGATGACTTTGGATTTAATGAAGGAATTACATTACTATGAGTAAGTTTGAAGATAATATGGAAGAAATTTTTGATATCGATACGGTATCTCAAAATACAGAAATTACTGCTGTGGAAAAAAATCCAGATGCAGGCAAAGATTATGAATATACCAGAGGTCAATTATACAGTCTAATATCTAAGGGTCAGGAGGCGGTAGAAGGCGCTCTAGAGGTTGCTCAGGAGTCAGGTCACCCTAGAGCATATGAAGTCGCTGTAAACGCTATGAAGCAGGTCTCAGACATGACTGATAAATTAATTGATCTACAGCAAAAAATGAAGAATCTTGGTAAAGAAGAATCTAACAAAGGACCAACCTCAGTTACTAATAACGCTATCTTCCTAGGAAGCACTGCAGACCTACAGAAGATGCTAAAGCGTGGAAAAATAGAGGAAGAATAAATATAAAATAAATGGTAAAAAACAATGAGATTAAAAATTCTTGGCACTGAGGTAGCATTACCTACTACTGCTAATACAGCTACTACCGTTGGTGAAGCACAAGAAGTTCGTCTCGTGCATGAGGGTGCTAACACAACTCACTTAGTAACGATTACCGATGGTGCAGCATCGCCAGCAACAGTAGCAAGTTTTAGTATAGCTCCTGGTCAATCATTAGTTATCAGAAAATTGCCTACTCAAAAAATCTATGCTGCAAACAATGACATAAGAGCAGTGGCAGTTTCATATCAATCATGAAAACATTTGCCGAGTTACGAGAGCATCTCAACGCATACGAAACTTCTTTAGAAGAGGGTGCTGCCTGGACCAAAAAGTCTGGTAAGAATTCAGAAGGTGGTTTAAATGAGAAGGGAAGAAAATCTTACGAGCGTGAGAATCCTGGAAGCGACCTTAAAGCACCTTCAAAGAAGGTTGGAAATCCCCGTAGGGCGTCATTCTGTGCCAGAATGAAAGGTATGAAAAAGAAATTGACTTCAAAAAAAACCGCAAGAGATCCAGATTCTCGTATTAACAAATCATTGAGAGCTTGGAATTGCTGACATTTGTTACTTGACAAACATTTTTTTGTAATATATAGTAATACTTCAATCTTACTGTAAGGAATATGCAAACAAAAACTTGCCCTAAATGCGGGGCTTGCTGGATTGGTGGTCAGCATTTTTGGTCTGGCACTACCAAGAAAGGCAACGAGACAGAGCTTGCTAGTTTAGTTTGTGATAACGAAAGAATGAATGATGACAGATGCATCAACCCAGCAAAAGGAACAACAAAAGGTGACGGGTGGAAAAAAAGGTTAAATACATTAGGAGTATTTACGAAAAATTTAGAAAAAACAAATGAGTGATGCAGTATATCTTGGCAATCCTAACTTAAAAAAAGCCAACACACCAATAAATTTCACTAAGAAACAAGTTCAGGAATTTATTAAGTGCAAGGACGACCCAGTTTATTTTACAAAGAATCATATCAAGATCGTTTCTTTGGATGAAGGTCTTGTGCCATTTAAGATGTGGGACTTCCAAGAACAATTAATACATAATTTTCACAACCATAGATTTAATATTGCTAAACTTCCTAGACAAACAGGAAAATCAACAACTGTTATTTCTTATCTGTTACATTATGCTTTGTTTAACGACAATGTGAAGATTGCCATTCTAGCAAACAAAGCAGAAACATCAAGAGAATTGCTTTCTCGTTTGCAGTTGGCATATGAGAATCTTCCCAAGTGGATGCAGATGGGTATTGTGGCATGGAATAAAGGGTCGATGGAATTGGAGAATGGTAGCAAGATTATTGCTGCTTCTACATCATCTTCTGCTGTCAGAGGAAACTCTTTTAACATCATCTTTCTGGACGAATTTGCGTTTATTCCAAACCATATTTCAGAGCAGTTTTTCTCCTCTGTGTATCCTACTATTTCTTCTGGTAAAACAACAAAGGTCATTATCATTTCTACCCCACAGGGTATGAATATGTTTTATAAACTTTGGCATGATGCTGAGCGTGGTAAGAATGGATATGTGCCGCTTGAAGTGCATTGGTCTCAGGTGCCTGGTCGTGATGCTAAGTGGAAAGAAGAAACAATTGCAAATACTTCTCAAAGACAGTTTGAGCAAGAATTTGAATGTAACTTTTTGGGATCTGTAGATACTCTTATTTCAGCATCCAAACTCC